TGGTTTGGGTTCCCGTCTGAGTCTCGGTTCCCGTTTCAGTTGAGGTCTCGGTATTGGTTTGAGTCCCCGTTTGAGTTTCGGTTCCGGTCTCTGTTGAAGTCTCGGTATTGGTTTGAGTCCCCGTTTGGGTTTCGGTTCCCGTCTCTGTTGAGGTCTCGGTATTGGTTTGGGTTCCCGTTTGGGTTTCGGTTCCCGTTTCGGTTGAAGTCTCGGTATTGGTTTGGGTTCCCGTTTGGGTCTCCGTTCCGGTCTCTGTTGAGGTCTCGGTATTGGTTTGGGTTCCCGTTTGGGTTTCGGTTCCCGTCTCTGCTGAGGTCTCGGTATTGGTTTGAGTCCCCGTCTGGGTTTCCGTTCCCGTCTCTGTTGAAGTCTCGGTGCTAGTCTGAGTCCCCGCTTGGGTTTCGGTTCCGGTCTCCTGCTGCATCCCTGCTTCTGAGGTCGTGTTAATCTGTGATCCGCGCACCTCAGTCGTTACCTGCTCGGGCGTCGCTTCTGTTTTTACTGTCGGAGCGCTAACTACAACTTGTGTTTTCGCTAGAGAATTGACTCCGGCAGGAATCACCACCTCGTACTGAAAAGCCATTTTATCAGGGAGCGCCACAACAACGTGCTGTCGCGCCGAAATAACTCCCGCCTTCACCTCTTGGATGACTTGCGATATGGCGGCGGCTACATTTGCAAGGCGGATCTGTGGCATGGTTTAGTAATTGTATGGGGTTTTTACCCTGTTAAATGACGGGCCGGAATCGGCAGGGATTCGTTGTAAAAGAGAAACCGCCCGCTCTGCATCTGCCATCACTCCCTTATTGTCCTCTCCCTGGGGCCATAGCTGGCCGGTTGCTAGCCGTCCAAGCGCTATTGGGTACAAGATCGCTAGGGCGTGTTCTGGCGCAACGGGGATAACTGTGTCGCTTGTAAGTTCAGGTAGCTTGAATTGCTTCGGGCGTACCTCCATCGTTGCGGTGATGCCACACGCTGACGCGGGGATCGGGACTAGCCGCATGAGGTAAGAGGGCGAGACTCCCGCTGCTTGTCCCCGCGCTTCCACCACGAATCGAACGGGGGAACCAATGGGGGCCTCGCCCAAGAATGACATTTCATCGTTCTGCCTGGTCAATGCTCTGACAGACGAGCCGGCGCTGATAAGTAGGGGCTGGCCTACAAAGCGGGAAAAATCCTCTCCAAGAATAAGGACATCAGAGTAAATCGTTGCTGCGGCAGCGCCGGAAGCTCCCGCAAAAGGTGCCTGCAAGGTATTTAGTGAATCAATCTTGTTGATTCCTTCATCTCCTGAAATCTGGATGCTTTTGCCGATATGCTCGGCGGTTACGCCGCTTACCTGCTTGCTTCCATTGGTTGCCGTCACCTGAAGTTGGAGGGGCGCATGGATAGAATAGTGAACATTCTTGCGCTGGCGGTAGGTAAATGGTGCCAGCATGAAGAAATCCATGAGCGCCCCATTGATGGCGTCTAGCACCTCTTGCGCGTCGTCAATAACGAGTGTGTGAAGGTCATTAACCTTCAAGCGCCGGCATAGCCGGTTCCCAAGTTGGATTAAGGTCATCATTCACCCCTCCCCTGTTCAGGCTGTGGCCTGGTATCGTTGTCTGCCTTCGGCTTCGGATTGAGTAGCTTCAGGTTGGCAATCGCCTTCTCGTAATCCGCCGAGTACATGGCGGCTTCATCCTTCATGATCCAGTAATGGCTTCTCATGGCGTGACCACGGGAAAGCGGCATTAGGTAGGTCTCCACCCAAGAGAGTGGGACAGGTAATGAAATTGAAGTGTCCGTAAGGTCGGCGGCTGAAATGTGCGGAACCTCAAAGGTGGTATCCACGGACGCTACTAAAGCGACGCCTGCGAGCGCCGGAGGGGTAATATGGAGGATCGCGCCAGCCTCGCCGTCGTAGGTTCTTTCTAGGAAGTAGGCTTCAGGCGTTCCGCTGGCCGCGCTTGGATTATAGGTTGCGGCGTAGTAATCAACTTCCTGCCTCCTGGCGAGTGGCCGGAGATTCCGACCGCCAACGCGAACGCGGATAATGTTTGTGCTTGGCTCTATTGGTAGCTCTGCCTTTGAAGTATCACGCCCACTCCCGCCGTAGGTTAGGCTGTGGGTTTGCGTGTAGCGAAAATACTCCCCCGTCTCCCGAAAGATGTCCTGAATTGCGGCATTGATCGCATTAGCCACAACATCAGCCACAAAAGCAGGCGCATTGATTGGCTCCTCCATCCCTAAAAGGCGATAAAGGTCTTCTCTTACTTTCGTGATAGGGAGAGATTCGGACATGGTTAGGTCAAAACAAGTTCGGCGCTTGGCTGCTTGGGTGGCCGGCCTCTCTTTTTGAGAGGTGGCTGAGAAATTGATTGAGGCTCTTCAGCCTCCTTTTGTTCGGCATCAACTACCCTGGGAACAATCCGGAACCAGTAGTTTTGTGATGCGAACATATCCGGCGCTACTTTATTGAACTCCTCAGAGTCAATTTCGCGACCAAGATAAATGTGCATGGCGTAGCGCTCGCTCCATTCAAAGCGGTAGGACGCGCCGGAATCGCCGGTGTGGTGGGTGACAAGCCCACTACTCATAAGAGTATCGGGCATGGTGATAATGAGTCTCATGCGTGTGGTGGGATAAATTCAAAGAGGGAGGGGGATTTCTCCCCCTCCCTGAATGAATCATTGGCCTTTAGGCAATGAGCGGGAGAGGGATTCCCGCGTAGGGCATGGCGTGTTCCACAACGAGGTAGTTGGGGAAGCGGCCATCGACGCGCTTGTAGGGAGACTGACCGAAGACGCTGGTGATGTAGGTCTTCTTCAAGAACTCGCCGTCAAGCTTCTCCTCGGTGCGCTCGTTACGGAAACGGCCATAGCCGCGAACCGCTGCGTTTGCGCCAAGGATGAGGGAGCGACCAATGGGAACACCGGCAGCATTGCACTCAAGGATCATAGATCCTTCAGGATGCGAGTTGGTGATCTTGGCGTCGTCCCAAGGCCCGTTAGCGGTCGGGGTGACAAGTCCAAGGCTCTTGACCTTGAAGGAATCAGCCGTACCCGTGGAGGGGATGAGCATCTTGTTAACCGTAAGGACATTGAAGCCGTTGGCATCAAGCCCGTTGCCGGTGAACCCGTAGAAGCCGTACTTTCCGGCATTGGCACCCGTGAGGTTGACAATGAGGAGGTAGCGCTGCGTGGAGTCTGCGGCAAGCTGGTTAGACGGGGTGAAGCGATAGGCGTAGTTGCTGAAGAACTCGAAATAACGAGCCTTCACCGCTGCCGCCGTGCTGTTGCCGCCGCCGAAGATGTTGAATCCTGCGGTTGGGTTGGTGATCGCCGCCCCAAGGTAGGCCTTGGGATTCATGGCGGAACCAACTGCACCGAAGCCGTCGTGATCGAGCGGGTTAAACTCGCGGATAACGTGGCCGTTCACATCGACGTATCCACCCGAGAAAATCGGGTTCTCGTCGCCGCGAACACCAGCCAGGTTAAGAGCCTGACGGTAATCTGCGGAGTTTTTCAGGGAGACAAGTCCCTCGCCAAGGCCGACCACAATGAAGCGGTTGATCTTGTTGGGGCCGATCTTGTTGACCATAGCAGGGCGAGCGCCAAGGGTTTTAAGGCGCTGACCGCCGCTGATGATGGTGTCCATGGAAATGGTGTCGGCGCTCTTGAGGAGATCGCGGGAACCCTTTCCGTTGGCGAAGGCGGTATTATCCACTCCACCGGACTTGATGAACATCATCTGAAGACGCTCGGTCTTCTTGCGGCCAAGCCACTTGCCCAACTGCTCGGGGACGCCGGCTTTCAGTTCGCTGATAAGAGCGGTCTGATCCTCGGTGCGGAGGTTGTGGGCCGTAGCGTGACGGAGGTAATCCACCTCAAGGGAGAAGGAACCGACGCGGAAGGCCTCGGCGTTATCTCCAATGATTTCGTCACCCTGAACGCCGTCCCCGTAGAGACCGCTCATGGTGCGGAAGGTGATGGACTGACCGGCACCCTTGGCGAGGTCGGTGATGGACTGGATTGGGGAATCGGAGCCGGAACCCTCAAACTCACCGAAATAATCTTCGGCCTGTTCGGAGATTTCTACTCCCTTCTTCCACAATTTAGGCAGAAAGTCGGCGCTCTGGGCGACCAACTGACTGCTCAAGTTAGTATTACTGGGTATGCTGTATGCGGGCATGGTAGTGTTTTTTTGGAACTACCGCCGCCCTGCGCCTGCATCCGGCTCCGGCAATCGCCGGTCGGTTGAGGTTTTTAGTTGTTAACGTGCAAGCGAGGCAACAAGGGCGCGTAGCCCGTCCTCATCCTTTACGTTATCAAGCAGTTCGTCGGCTGTTCCGCTGATGACTGCTTGGCTTGGCCTGCTGGTGCGGGCTGCTGCCGGAGCAATCGGGGTTGCCGGACGAATAGATGACTGCGGGGTTGTGACTGCCGCGCGTGATGGCTGTGTGGCCTTGGGTGAAGTTGGCTTGTTCGCATTTGGGGGAATCCCCAGTTCATTAGCTGCCATCTGTGCAAGCTTTTCGGGCTTGTTGGCGCTGTAGAATAGGGGGTTGCCTGTCTCTTTGAGTACCTGGTCAATCTCAAGCATCTTGGTAACAAGGGGAGAGTTTGCATCGGTGACATCAGGGTAATACTCAACCGCGCGGGCCTTGGAGTTATCCACATCCGCGTTAAAGCGGGCTGTTTCCTCTTCATAGGCGCGGGCTTGAGCGACCTTGATTTCCTCGATGGTCTTCTGTGCCTCCTCGATCTGCTCGTCAAGATCAGGAACCTTATCCAACTCGATATTTGTGAAAGCCGCCTTTCGTAGTGCTTTAAGCTCTACGATCTTCTCTTGGGTAGCCTCCAAGGACGGAATTTCCCGTTCGTCTTGGATGACCTGCCCTTGATCTGCCGGCACCCTCACCCTCTCAAGCGCTTCAGCTAGGGAGAGGTCGGGGTTGCGCTGACGCAAAAGAAGGGCCTTGCGCTCTTCTTCGGGCCAGTTTCCGACGCGAAGGCGCTCCGGCAAGCGATCCTCGCCTAGAACAGTAGGATTTTCCTGCTCTTGGCTTGGCGCTTCAGGCGTCTCTTGTGGGGCTTCCTGGGGTTCCTGCTGCTGTGCAAGCAGGCTTTCGAGATTGGAAGTCAAATTGCGATAGCCAGCTTCATCCAAGGTCTCAACATCCATCGACGCGGGCTGTGACGCCGCGCTGTCAATAGTTTCGTCCGAGGTTGTAGTTGACGGAACCACGGCAGGAGCCTCTTGCGGGGTCTCCGTGGACATTGGGGTTTGATCGGCTTCCGCCTGATCTGGGAGTAGTTCACTCATTAAGGCTTGTTTTATTCTTGTTCTGTTTTCTGTCAAATGCTTTTTTACGTCTGTGTCGTATAAATCCACCCAACTGCCTACGGGTCAACTTGCGCAAGCGGAGCAAGATTTGACTGATCTTAACTACCTAAAGTCGCAATCGGCATGGAAGCGCTACGCTTTAAGGCGCATGAAGGAAATTGAGGAGTCCGCGCGGGCGGCTGTTCTTGCTGATGGTCTATCTCCCCAGGAGCGCCATGAGCGGCATTTAGTATGGAAGGCCCTCCAATCGGCTATGCAGTTCCCCGAAACTGATGAGCGCGCAGTACGGAAGCTGGTAGAAGGCTAGACTGAAACGAATGCCTGTGGCCTCTGTCGTAGATGGCCCCTGCACTCCCCCTCGTTCTCATGGTAGGCGCGGAAGTGGACAATCTCAGTCTTTCCGTCCCGATCCTGACGCTTAATGTGATCGCAAACGATATGAGGGACACACGCGATCTTGAGTCCGTGAGGGTGGAATCTTGACCAGCAAAGGAATAAATCCTGTGTTCCCCTCCCCTCGTAACCCGTAAAATCTGAGTGGGCTAGTGCGGCTTTAGATAGCAAAGTGCAACCTAGCCCGCACCAATCAGAAGGGACGACTGCCCCAAGGCCAATAGCAGGATAGGCGAAATCCATCCACCCACGGCGGCGATAGCCCTTGGCGTTGAGTTCAAAGACGTTGCCTGTAGGCGGGGACTTCTTGACCCATTCCCGAAGTCTTCCCATGCGCTTGCCTTCCCGCTCCCCTGTTTTCTGTGCCGCTTCAGCCTCCTCTGCGTTAGTCGGCTTTGTGATCGCCTTCAGTCGCTCCTCGCATTTCTCAAGCAGGAGTTTGAGGCGGGGCTTGAGATTCCTCTCCTCTGGGAGGAAATCCTCGGCGATCTGATGCTGGGGAGAGCCGAACCCTCCAAGGAATAATCCATTCGGGTAGGTAGCAGCTGCTATGTCGTAGTAGGGACGGCCATCGGCTTGTGGCATGGCAAGCGTCCATTCGAGAACACGCAATCCATGAGCCGGAACTATCGTGTCGCTCTCTACCACCCAGCATTGGTCGGCGCGGATCTTCCTCGCAAAGGCGAAGCCTGCCCCCTGCAAGGCGGCGATCCTAAGTTGCGCCTCCTCTTTGTAGTCCTTGGCATCATCCTTGAAGGGATGTTTTAACACGCTCACCTTCCAGCCTTCGGGAAGCTCGCGCTTGGCAATCTCGGCGGCGGCTTCCCCCTCTTTGCTCTCATCCGTCGAGAAGATGAAATGCGCCTCGTCGTGGTGGGATGCTGCGGCGGCTATAGCACGGACGCATTGAGGCCATGCGTGGAGGTAGCCACGGGTTGCAGAAACGGTGATGGCGATCATTAAAACACTCCAAAATCTGCATTAGTAGCATCACCTGATATAACTTTTGGCAAATAGTTAACATCAAGCCTATCTCTTGGGTATGCATAAACTCCATACCCCTTGATTAACGGAACTGCGTCAAACACAGAAATAACATTATCCATCACTGAGGCAAATGAAGCATTCGCCATCCCCCCCCAGTCGCTAGCAGGCATAACTACCTCTTTAATTGTCAGTCTGTGGAACCCTTGATTCCATTCAGAATCTACGTACCACCCGTCAAGTCCCTTAATTTCGCCGTAAACTGTGCTGTATGTGCCTGAGTTTACGGCATTGCCTGTAGTAACTAGCATTGCTTGCGCGCCAAAAGGAGTCAGGACTTGGTAATTTCTGTTAATCTCTGGAGTTCCACCAATAACAACATTATAGTAGGCATCTACTGCATTATTCAGATATCGCTCACAGTTCTTTAAGACAACGGGACATGATTCTGAAGTCTGAAGCATCATTGATCCGCTTGAGGTCTTAACGCTACTTGTCACCGTGTTTACTGAGTCGGTGGCCCTAGCGTCTGTAGCACTCCATGTTGAGTAGCAATTACCCTCACTATTAAAAGAAACAGTGATCGTTGTATATTTATCGGAAGCAATAGTATCAAATCCACCTGTGGTGTTTGTGGTTGCGGTAACCACCGAGTATGTTCCCGCTGGGTTTGGAATCAGATTGTTAATCCTTCCACCCGCTACATGATTCCAGTTGGGGATGGTTACTTCAGCATTTCCTGTATACCAAAGCGCGCCCGAAGTTTTATCCCCCGTATTAAACGGAATGCTTGGTATTTCAGCCTTGAAAAGAGGCTTATTCTCGTAGAAATACACCCCCCCCACATTTTCGGTAACTGTCAGATTGCTCCATCCCTCATACCACCAAGTATAAGGGAGGTAGTTAGCACTTGCCACGGAAGTCACAGTAGGGTTGCCTGAACTGCGCGTAATCCACCACGGAGTATAAAGTGACGTGGTGGTTGCTGGAAACCTATCCAATAATTGCTTTTTAGTAACGAGAACTGTGTCTGTTGCTCCAATTCCAACGCGAACCGCATCTACTGTCCCCTTGTTTTCAAAGTATGAAACCTTTGGATAAAACGAATAACTTGTTGCTGTAGGAAAATCGGTAATCGGCGTGTAACTTGCCGCACTAATAATAAATAAGACCTCATTGCCATCTGCAAAATAGCTAATTAGTGGATTAGGGAGTTTGTTTCCTCTGATAAAGGTGTCATAACTTGAATTGTCAGGATAAGGTATCACAGTTTCGATCATTACATAGTCACCATAAGTAACACTATCGAGAGTGAGGGTAATCCCACTCATCCATTCAATAGTATATGCTCCGTCGATTCCAGTTTGTAGCGAAAGTTCATACCAAGGAAATCCGCTAGTCTTTAGGCCACGATAAGTCGTGTTGCGAGTTTTATATGTTTGGTATGTTATTACTGCCGAAGTACTAGAGCGTGTCAGAGTAAGCTCGGAAGCCGCATTTGTTGTCGTACTCCAGACAGAAATAGTGCCTTGGGCCGTGCTACTCACCATATCGCCCGTAGCAGATGTATAAACGCTTGTAGTTTGTACTTCATAGGGGACGGCCCTATCTGCCGTATCATGAACAGGGTCATCTTCCCCTGCCTGAAACCATGTAGGCACACCTGAGACAACAATCATGACACGATGAGGTTGTACCAGCGATCCACGCCTGGAATGCCTGGAGGAGGAGCGACTGTTTTGTCGGTCTGGATTACCAGCGCGGAACTAACCACGGGATTGCCAGCCCCAATCGTCCGAAACGCTTCCCCGTCCTTGGTAAGGCCAAAGACGAACTGAACCTCTGAAGGCAATGCCGATGGGATCAGAGTTGGAAGTGGAGGAGGTGTCGAACCTGTAAGGATTTCTGCCGCTGTAACCTTGGTTCCATCCGTGCTTAACTTGCAGATGAAATAGGTGAGATTGGAGGAAATTGAGAAATCGTTAAAGATGTTGGATGGAATAATTCCGGCGACGAGACCTGGCTGGATAGTTGCCACATACCCGCTTCCCGATGTTTTCAAAGATATATCAAATGGCTTGTCGGAGGCTTGTTTTGGCCCCATTAGGCCCCTTACAAAATACGCCCTCTCACCTGGAACCTTGATCTGAATTAGCGGCCAATTATCGTCGGGCCTTTTGTGTTGCGACTTACTCATGAATCGCCAGTGGGTTACTTCACAGGCATCAACTGGCCTGGATCATTGATTGGAATAGATGGAGACGGCTCTTGGCTTGCCATGTCCGGCCCTTCAGGTAAGGGAGACCCATCCGGCAATGTCGGCGCGGGCGGTAGCGGCATGATGATGTCCTCGGCCTGCTCTACCTGAAGCGCTTTCAGGGATTGGACATAGAGGGTTTTTACCCTCTCCTGCACCATTGGCGGGAGGTTGTAGAATTGCACGACCAGATTAGCGGCTTGAACGCTGCTTTCTAGTACCTGCTCACTCTTGGAGCGGGTTAGAAGTAAGCTTACGTCCAAGTCCATGACCCGCACTTGGTCGGGGGTGAGTGACATAAGAGACCTTCCTTCGCCCTCGGTAACAGTGAACACCTCTTCAGAATCCATGTTTGCGTAGATTGTATGGATTGCCCGCTTTAGGGTTTCGGTAATCCCTGGCTCAAGGGCCTCAAGGAAAAGCCCGAACATCTCATTCCCGCTCTTCTCGATATTGCGAACACCCGTGGCGAGTTTGGCAGAGGGAAGCCCGCTAAACTGCTGATCCATCGCGTTCACAACACCACTCTCTAGCTGCATGACCTGCATGAATAGTTCAAGGATTTCAAAGAGGGGCCTGCCCTTCACTTCCGGAAGGGTAACGTATTCTAGCGCCTCCTCCTTTTTGGCGTCGGGAAGCAGGGTGTAGGTTTGCCCGTTGTTAAAGGAAAGGTCGGGGTTGCGCTGCCCTTCGATTGTTTTGGAGGGATTCCAGAACGTCACACGCCCGCTTCCGCTCTCGCTGAAGTTTCGGCGGTTAAGGATCAGGTCAACAGTCTCTTGTGACATTTCAAACATCTCCATGCCGCCGACTCCGTGCCACCTTCCATCAATAGGATTGACGGAAATAACGCTGAATGGGCGCTTCCCGTCCGGCGTGACATTGCCCGTGTAGTCGTAGTAAATCGGGACATTCCGGCGCTTGTCCATAACGAGCATGATTTCTTCAACCAATCCGTCCCCGTCTGCGTCAAAAGAAAGGTAACACTCGGCAATCTCGCACGTTGGGTTCTCAACGGCGCTGTCCGTGTTAAGCTCCCCCCACTCCCTACGGGGCTGGTTTCGTCCCGTTTTGGGGATATTTCCCTCGCTGGCAAGGCTTTTTAGAAGCTCCACCATCTTTCTACTGCTCTCTACATCCTCTTCCGTGCTGGCGGGATTCATGATGTCGCGGCGGCTATACTGGTCAACCAGTCCCATGACTGGCATATCATAGAGGTGGGCGACGAAATCAGCGCTTTGAATGTCTTCAGCGACAAGCGGGCAGAGCCAGTCCTTGTAATAGACTACGCCACAATCCGGCCCGCGATACGTCGTTGTCTTCTTGGTGACAAGTTTTTCGGCATAGATCGGGACTTGGGGCTGTGGGGTCTGGCCGTCTCGCTCTAATACCATAACCGGCAAGGGCTGGCCCGTTGTGGGGTCAACTGCCGGCACAAAGGCGTCGTTCTGCGTAATCACCTGCCCGTCCAGTCCAAGAGCCTCGTTCCCGTCCTGATCCACTAGGACGTTTTCAAGGCTCTTGAAAATCTGATCGCGAACTTTGTGGGTAGTCTTCACGACCGCCTCACCTCGGATGAAGGCGCATTCAATAGCCTTCACGAGTTGGCGCTTGATCTGCGTGTGTTCTTGGATCTTCCATCGGGCGTGTTTCTCGATAAGATCCGCCTGTTGCTGGTCGCTTTTGCCAACAGGGTAGCAACCGAACCAAGGATCAGTTGAAAAGAAGAAATCCACGGCGCGGGCAATCATCTGGCGAACCATGCGGCGCGCAACGGGAAGGGTTAGGTTGCTTTCTGCAAAGATCCCCCCAAGGGCGAAGCGCCTCCATTCAACCTTGTTGTGATAAGACATTTCATAGAAATCCCGCTTCCCCATGAAGGTGCGGCCCCCAACCTGTTTCTCTGGGTCTTCTCGCTCGTACCAGTTGTGGGAAATCGTGATATGCCGGCCAAGCTCAACGTCTAGCTGCTGCAATCGCTGAATGGCGTGAGCCATAAGCCTATCCTCTCCTTCCTTGTCCAGCCGGAGGGCTGTTGGGAATGGTACGCGCGGCGCATTAGGGTCATATTGCACCCCGTTTTCTGGTACGGCTTTCTGATTTAGCGCGCGCGCGGCTTGATTGTCGGAAGTAGGCATTGTGCTTGTTTTTGTCTTTGCCTGCTTTATGTATCACCTGTTTTGGTTCTTGGAAAGACTCGCTTTCTCTTTAAGAAGGAAATCCCACCACGGCCAAGCGTAGCTAGGGTTTGCTGTGGTTCCCAAAACGCTCTCCCTGGCGGTGAGGCTCATTCTCTCCCGCCTTTCGTCATCAAAGGCGAGCATTGAGGCGTAAAACGCGGCCTCGTCTGGGGTTTTACAGAGAAACCCCGTCTCCCCGTGGGTGATCTGCTCCCTAAAGCCCTGGGAATCAGTCGCGATTGGCACCGCCCCGCAAAGCATCGCTTGGGTGGTGGCAATCCCAAAAGACTCTACAAACGGGTAATAATGCAGGAGAACATGGGCGCGGCCATAGAAAGCGGCCATTTCCATTGGATCACTTATATGGGGGTGCAGGGCAACATTCAGGTATCCGCTCCACTTGCTTGACGGATCGCATGGGTTCCCAACCTTGTCGGCTGCGTTCTGTCCCCAACCTGCGACTTCTACCTGAACGCTCTTGTGGTTAGGGCAAAGGATTCCACCATACATCCTCCAACTCTCTTCATCCCATTTCGCCGGATCATCTCGGGTTGCCCTCACGACGCGGAATGTATCATTGCTTTTTTCGGGCGCGGTTAGCGGCATATATTCACTGTCGGGATTGATATAGATTCGGTAGTTCTTTCTGTGGGCAATCTTTGTTCCCTTTCCGATTTGATTGACAAGTTGCGGGCCTACCAAGTCGCCATTTGCTTCAGTCTGAAAGAAATACTCGTCGATTAGCCCGTCTTTATGGGCCTGCACCTCAACATCGACAACGTAACTCATGCATGACGACCAGACTACCCATTTGGGCCTGTCTGAGTATTCCCGCATATAATCGAACATCTTATCTTCCCCGAAACTCATCAAGACATTGCATTTTTCAAACAGCCCTGGCCGGTAGTTGACTACTGTGCAGCCAAGCCCGCGAAGAAAATCAGCCCTGTCGCTCCGCACGATAGGGTCTTCCTCCGGCACAATGCAGCGCACCGGCACGTTGCGGGAGCGCAAAAGCTCGATTGCGCCCAACAACTCCGGCCCGCAACCTCCGGACTGGTGGATGATCCCGAAGAAGTTAATCACGCTACCTCCTCCATCTCTACCCCATAGATCACATTGAAATAATACTCGCAAATATCACCAAACCTACCGCCCCCCAGTTCAAGCGAGATTCGCGCGAGTCGCTCATAGAATGATTTTGGACGCCTTCTTATTACCTCTTTTGTGGCATAATGCTGAGACCCCCACACCCCGCAACTAAATGGCTGCGTGTGCAATTCCGCTGGGACAATCCATGTCAATTCCCCAAACTGCCACCCTTTGCCGACTGCTTTATGGAAGGGCCTGCCGCTCATAAAATAATCAAAGATATTGGTCAGTTTATCTCTTGATATGTTTAGGAGGATTTCAGGTGTATGTCCCGTGTATGGGTTCCCCTGCATGAAGAGGATAATATCGTCCAATTCGTCATAATGCTTGGCGATCCACCTAACCCATTGGCCGCAGTCCTTCCCGCCGTTCGGGGTTTTCTCTATGGTGACTTTGGGCGCCCTGCTTGGGATGACTGGCTCCTCTCCCGCATAGGAGATTGTAATCGAGTAATCTTCCGGCACTCCTTGAAGCCATTGAAGAGGTTCGTTGTGATGCGCCACGACTACTCTAATACTCGGTTGATTACTGGGCGCCGGTTTTGTTTTCTTTACTGGGTCTATTGTATTGTCTTCCATAGGTTGTTGGTCTCTATCTGTTTTACTTACTCCCGAAAAGGATTTCTTGAAGGGATCTTTCTCTCCTTGGGCTGGTCATAATAACTTCTTTCCTGGCCTGCTTTCGGGCATCCGCGAGTAGCTTCTTAACCCGATCCTTGTCATCCTCGGTTGGGTTTTTAGCCATGGAGGGAGTGATAGCGGCGCGGCTAGTGGCGGCAAAAGTCTTCCCTGCCTTCTCTGCAAACCTTTGGAACGTCTTATCATCCATGAATTTCACCTCGCCAGTCACGGGGTCAAAGTAACGGCGCGACGCCCTAGCTGGGGCGTAGGCCTCTGATGGGTTGTTCTTGTTCCAGTTAGAGAAAAGCCTGTCTGCCGGCTGCACCTTCGGCGCGGGCGAGGCCTGCGTTGGCAGGAGCAACCTCGATGCCGCGCTGCCCTCCTTCTTCACAGGGTTGCCGTAAAGGTCGATTCGGGGCTGATTCACGCTAGCCATCGGCGCCGCTGATTGCATGAAGCGCTGGGCGATTCCTGCCGGTAGGTTCTTGGGCGATGTCTCAATGCTGGTTTCTCTGACGTAGGGATCAAAAGCCCGCATGGGCTGGCGTAGGATATTGGGGACAAATGTAGAGGCGAAGGTTGCCGCCCAATTTGCCATGCTCTTGGGATCTTGGATAAATCCGGCAATATCGCTCATGCCCCTGCCGTATGTCTTATCGGTGATCTGGCCCAAGATCCGGCTTGAAATGTACCCCAGAATGTCGCTTCCGCTCTGATTGTCGCGGGCCATCTTGCCGGCCTTCACTAGGTCGGCTGTCGTGCCTAGAACTGTGGCAATCGGCTCGATGCGCCCGTAGTTGAACAGAGTGTCACCGATCCGGATATGGTAAGGAGGGGTTCCGGAACGCTGGCTCAAGTCCCGCAATCCAGTCATCCCCCTTTGGAACGGCTCGCTTCCGGTGATAAGAATAGACTTCTTTTCATCATCATCATCCCCTGGGACAACTCCCCACATCATCGAGAGGAGCGCCCAAGCCATGACCTGCTCGGCGCTGTCGCGCACAAACTCGCTGGCGACGTATGGGTGAGGGTTGAGTTTTCCGTTGCGGATCTGGTAGAAGCCGTGCCTTGCCCCCTTGTAGAGCATGGAAGCGCTACCAACTGGGGTCTTCCTAACTCCCGTGCGGAAGATGTTGTAGACGGTATTAATGAAGGGGACGAAGAACTTACCTGGCTTGTAGTTGGAAAGGCCCTTATTCAATGCAACCGCTCCACCTTCAATCAAGTTCCCCCCCTCATCTAGGGAGCGCAATTTCTCTTGGAAGGCCAAGATTGTAGCCCGTCCAACTGCCCGTTCCCACGACTGCGAGCCAATGGTTTCTACTTCGCTGGCGATAAACTCGGAAAGCTCGTTGCCATTGTATCCGTTGGCCTTTCCGATCCTGTAAGCCTGCGCTCCAACTTCCATGCGGGCGACCATCGTTTTCGAGAAGTCATCCATGAAGGCAAGCGCCCGCAATGGAACGCGGATCACCCTACCGGCCTTGCCCTTGATGGCGGTTCCGGCGCTGGCACCTGGGATAAATCCGCTGGGGTTAATGCTCAACTCATGGCCTAGCAGATCATAATCCACCATGCTTTGCTCCGCGTCGTAGGCACGGATTCCGGCGCGGAAGGCGGCGCTCATGCTCCCCTTCAAGCCGCTGATGAGGTGCTTGAACTCACCGGCGCGGGGGCTGTCTTTGTCCCCTACCATTGAATTGACGAGGGTTTCCATTCCGCGCTGAAAGGTAAGGTCAAGCGCGGCGTTGGCCGTATTGCCGGCAATGTTGGCAACGTGGGTTGTGATTCCCGAAAGAAGGCTAGCCATCCAATACTCGTGAACCATATCAAGCGCCCCCTTGTCGGTGGCGGCGACAAGGCGCGCAATCTTGATAACCTCAATCGGGTCTTCAAGCGTGAAAGGCTTCTTGCCGGATTTCTTGCCGGTTCCGGCATTCTCTCCAAAGCCAAGGGCGTCAATGATCCTTGCAAACTCGGCTTCCGCTGCCTCCTCGCTGATTTGGCGGGGGGATCGGGCATATACCGCGTTCATATCCTGCTTCAGGTCGTCAACAGTTAGGCCCTTGCGAACCTTGTCAAAGTGGCGCTTTTTAATGCTGGCAACGGCCTTTAGCCTCATGGCCTTCACCTGCGAGACGCTAAATCCAAGCGTTTTAGCGATATTCTCGTACTTCTGCCCTGCCTGCATCATGCGTAGGGCCTGCTGTTCCTTGTCGCTGAAGCCCCTCAAGGTGTTCTCCACGACGCGGGAGCCGATAAGTGAAATCTGAACCTCCCCCTTAAGGATGTCGTCAAAGGTCACTCCCATTGCTTTCAGGGCCTTCTCAATCTCTGACATCCGGCGATCCACGGCGGCGGTGATTGCGGCCTCGCGCTCTGCTGGGCTTTCAATCTTTTCAATGGCCGCTTGGTCTGCCTTCCCTGGGGAAAATATCATCTTGGCAAGGAACTCGCGGTGACGCTCCTTGGGAGTCATGAACATATCGCGGCGGGCTGATAGACTGCGGGCCTCCTCCCTGCCTGTCTCTCTGTAGGCATAGATCAGCTTTGCGACTTCTGCCCTCTTTGCTGGGTCGGTAGCTGCGGCGGCTGTCTCGCGGGCAACAATCATCATTGCGGCCTTTGTCTCGGCGGGGGTTAGGCTTCCGCCAAGCATACCGGCCTGAATGAGGCGCTTGCGGGTTCCCTCGTAGTCACTCTTCAGCATGGCGCTAGCCTCGGCCTGCCATTGCTTCTGCGTCTCCGTGGTTGCGATCCGCTCCCGATACTCATCAACACCCATGATTTGCGTATTGAGAGCGCCAAGGGCAAGGCGGGGGCTTCCGGTGGTGCGTTGCCCTGGCGCTTGGGTCTCGGCCTTGGCCTGCTGTTCAAGCATGGAGTCGGCGTCTAGGTCATTAAAGGCATCTTCCACCTGTTGCGCGGCGCGGGAATCCAGCCCGCCAAAGTAAGAAGAGCGGGCAAAGGCAGCCTGTCCCTCGTTCTTGATGCTCTCGCGCATCTCTGGGGTGATGGCGACTTTCCAGATTGATGCCGTCTTATCTGGAAAGCCCGACGGGTCTTCAGCGTAAGCGGGTTGAGTAACAACCTCTCCCTCCTCAACCTTCGCTCCCCACTTCTTGACGTACTTGCCGATCTCTTTAGGAAGGATTTGGTCGTAGAAGCCTTTCATGCCTTCGCCACCTACCTTTAACTCTTCTCCAGTAAGTTCATGGTGTCCATCTAATCTCATTGCATAAGGATCAAGAAGTCTTTGTGCCGCTTCTTTTCCTATGACATCTGGAAGCTCTTCTGGAGAAACAACTTTATTGATAAGCTCATCTCCATTGCGTCCATACGCTTTTAATACAGTTCCAAACTTTTGACCCATCTTGGAATTGGGAGGGAAATATCGTAGCTTCTCAACTTGCTTACTCAAGTCATACCGCCCCGCCTGCGTCTCGCCCTTAGTCCATCCGATCCACTCCTTGTCGCCTTCAATGGCATCACGCAATGCACGCTTGAACATCTGGACTGACCAATCTTTGCGGAATGGTGCGTCTGGGGTTTTGCTGACATCTGCAAGAGCATCGTCTTGATCTCTCCTCCATTGCTGAAAAGATTCGGATTTAGTTTTCCATTCTTGTTCAGCTTGCTCTTTATTTAGGCCACGCTTTTCAGCCCATGTAATAAAGTTTTCTTGCGGAATGTTTTCTTTATACCCCTTCTCCCTTCCCTGCTGATGTCTGTCAGACTGAATCTCTTCAATAAAGAGACCATCCTTGCCAGAGGCATCTTGGCGCTCGTCCAGCCTCATGTGGGCGACGTAGTTGGGGATGTTGGGGAAGTGGGAGGAGCGATATTCACCAACTCCTGCAAGGTCTCTTTCTCCTCGCCCATCAATCCTAGCTTCCTCAAGAGTTTTGTAATTCCCCACTTCCCCGTCCTTGAATATGACATCAAACGACCCATCTAAAAGTTGTTTATATGAAGCGACTGGGTCTATTTGCGACTTAAATGGCATCGTTAGCACAACTTCCCTGTAGTTCTCGCCACCAGGGAGCGTGTATTGAGAGTATTTATTGGCATTTCCGCCATCTGATATTTGATCAAGATCGTAGCGCAGCTTAAAGGGAAGTTCTCCGTATTCCACTTCTTCGCCATCCTTGTTTTCAAAAGTGTATTCTTCTGAATTAGGATCATATTCTGCGGTAAATCCATACTCTTTAGCGACTCGCTCAATTTCGTTCGCCCCACGCGTCCTCTCCTCAAACTTCACGGCCCCCTCGTTCTCAAGGTACTCAAGTACCTCTTGCTTGGTGACGCTCTCTTTCCCCTCTAGGAAGCCTTCAAGATTGCTCCACTTGATCTCGTCGGGCTTTACCCCGCTTCCCTTGACTGGGTCGATGATGGCGCGGATTTGCGCGACTGAAGCCTTGTTTGGCATCTTCTGGTCGATTGTCCTCTGAAGCTGGGAGTAGAAACCATCCCCCTGCATCCTCGGCGCGCGGGCTGCAACTGCCGGCACTTGCCCGTATTGCGCCGGTTCCTCAAGTAGCCCTGCTTCCCTATAAGAGAAGTCGCCTAAAACTGCATCCATTACTGGCACTTGGTATAGCATTCCTGCCACTTGAATCTCCCGCATGAATTTGCGCCATGCGTCACTGTTTTTCTCGCCTTCCGCGAGCCTTGATCCATCCGGCGCTGTCTCTGGGAGCGATAGGGCTATGCCGTAGGTTCCATGAGTGAGTGATTTTTTGTAAATATCGGTTGGGGTTGCGTCGAGCGGGTGCCTGTCCACGCTGATGATCCCAAGTCGGGTATTCAGGTTAAGGACATGAATCATGCCTGGGTCTGCGGTCTGAAGCGTAGCGCGGATCTGGCGAACGCGCTCTGCCTTGTCGATTGTGGGTGTTTCGCTTGCCGGCACAGCCTCCCAATCTGCCATTGCGCCGGTCGCCATCTCGCTGATCTTGGGGACAACCTGAAGCTTTGGCTTTAATTTGCCCGCTGGCTTTATGCCGCTTCCCTGAAATCCTGCTTCCGAAAAGCTAAAATAAGACTCTCCATTGGTGATAATGTGGTCGATCAATGGCACCTCCATAAAGGTAGCGGCCTCATTGATCCTCCTCGTCAAGCGGCGGTCGGCCTCACTTGGCTGCGGGTCTCCAGAAGGGTGGTTGTGAGAAAGAATCCACCCTTTAATCTCTCGGCCAATCTGGGCTGCGGCCTGCTTTCCGCGCTCTACTGCCCTCAAGATTTCGCGGGGGTGGGCAATGGTTTCATTGAGCGAGCCAATGGATACAATCTCGGAGTGGATGACTTGGTTGGAGTTGTCCAACACGACAACCTTTAGGCTCTCAAAGTAGGGAGTCCTGTGCGCCAAGGTGTGCGCTGCTAGGTCGGCAGGGCTATTAATAATCGCCCCCTGAATGCTGAACGGAATGCCCTTGCTCTCTGCGTAGGCGCTAATCAGCTTGGAAAGCGGAATGCCGTTCTGAATCGCATTCCTAACCGCCTCGGTGTCGCCCTTTAGAAGTCCCCTGTAAGCGGCGGCTTGTTCGGCGCGCGCTTGTCGAAGCTCGTCCCGATCCACTCCTGTGGAAGCGGGTACTTCCCTTCTTTGGTAAGGGGTGGTTGAAGCGCTTGCAGCTTGCTTGAATGCCCTTCCTGCTTTTTCTCTCTTTTCTTTGGGTACATTGGCAAAGTCAAGATACGCCTGAATCTCGCCTTCTGCCACCGATATTTTCCCTTCCTGCATCCTCGGCGCGCGGGCGGCGACTGCCGAAACGTAATCCGCATCCCCCTCGCGCTTGCCAATGTTGTAATCAGCCAGCGCTTCGCGGGCCTCTTTTGCGGCTTCTAGGGCGGCTTGGTAGTCGGGGTTATCCGCCGTCCTCTGCTCATCGGCAAAAGAGTTAATCTTACGGGCTGCGGCAACAAAGTTGTTTTTCAGCGCTTCGCCCTCGGATACGGGGGTTGCAGTCGCTTCCGTGGCCACCGCTGCATCTGAAGCGGCTTTAGCCTCCTCTTCCTTCAGCCCAAGCTCTTGCCTGTAGACTTTCCTCATCTCCTCAAGCTCCTTAACTAGGGCCTCGTATTCTTCGGCGTAGGGCCAAGCGGCGGCTTCTGGCATCTCCGCAACCTGCCGGAGGTTTTCTAGGTTGTTGCGCTGGCTGGATTTAATTCCCTCGATGGTCTCCCCAAGCTCCTCTAGTCGAGAAAGCAGGGTTGCGGGGCTAGTTACTTTTCCAAAGGCTATGTCATCCTCCCTGTCTTCAGGGCGGGAAATTAGCTCGTAGTTGATTGTGGTCTTTTCAACCATCGACTGCGCCTCTTCATCGTAAACTTTATCTATTGTGGCAAACGACGACAATCGGAGAGGCAAGCCGTTCACGCTGATAGAGGTTACGTCTGGGGCAACCTGCCTTCCGCTTTCGGTAAGCATGAGTCGGTTGCGTGAATCCTCAAGCGCGGCTTTTATGGCATCGGCTGTCTCGGTTTTCGTTTTAAACGTCTCACCGCCGACTTCGATATTTACGCCCTTCTCTGTAACTGAGGCGGCAATAGCTTCCATTGCGGCAATAGATGGGGCAACTCGATCAGCGCGCTCACCATCAACGCGAAGATATGTCTTTGCGTTCCGGATCTCGGTTGCTCTCCTAGCAGACTCGTCAATGTTCGCCTGCCTAGAGATTCCAAGCTCCTTGAGCCTGTTTTCAATCTCCCAGATTCTAAGGGAGGTTTTGCCTCCCAAGACTGCCTGTTGCTCTGAAAGGTTCAGGGAAACATCGTCCTCCTCTAGCTCTCTGCCGGTGACTTTGCCGGAAAGCGCCGCGTAACTTGTGCGCTGCTTGGTGACAAGCTTCTGCCAAAGCGAGGAATCAAGTGTGTCCTCCATGCCGTATCGGTAAAGCTCAACAGGAACGCCTAGCTCTCCATGAATGTTCCCCTGGCGATACACGCGACCATCGCGCTGTTCAAGCCCTGCCGGAGTCCAAGGTACATCGAGGTGATGGGCGGCAATCATTAAGCGCTGCATATTGACGCCGGTTCCTAGCTTCTGGGTTGAACCCATGATGATGCGCACCTCTCCACTATTCACCCTGTCAAAAAGCGCCTGCTTATCCTTGTCTGTTTTATACTTCTTGTCGGTGATGACTGCGATCTGCTCGGCGGGAACCCCCCTTGCAATTAGCTTTTCTCTGATGTCCTCGTAGATATTGAACCGGTCGTCGGTGTAGGCCTTGCTTGGGTCTTCATCCTCTTCCTCGTCCTCGTCGGTCTCTTCACTCTCATTAACCGCCTCATCCGTATTTATCTTGGAAACCTTGTTTGGGTCTTTCTCGATGTCGAGATTAGAGGCCATCACCTCGTCGAAGATGGCTGTTTTTACGGATCGGTAGCTATCTGCAAAAATAACCTGTGTGCCGGAGTATTCCGTAGTTCGCTCATAAATACCCATGAGCTTTTCAATCATGGTATTCACCTTACTCCCTGGCTCGTCTTTGGCTTGCGGGTCAATCAGTCGGATGTCGATGGCGGCGGCGCGACTTGCCATGTAACTTTGAACCGGAACGGCCATCAGTTTAGGGTTTTCCTGCTTCTGTTTTCCTGTGAATCCCTCGTATTCCTTCAAGACTTCTCGGATATATCGCACCCACTCGGTAGCTCCTTTTGTGCGATTGATCGCAACTAGCTCCGGCGCGCCACCTTTGATGTCGGGGCGGTTTTTCACAACCATGTCGTCCCCTAGCTTGATGTCTGCGGCTTGGCGCAGGAAAGTATTCCACTCTGGAAGATTCACGAATTTGGCAAGGCGCTCGACGTTCTTATACTCGCCATTTGGCCCCATTTCACTCTGCGTCACAACTTCAGCAAACTTGCTATGGAATTGGTCAAATAGCTCAACCTTGTATTCCTTTAGGACATTGGGGGCCACCAGGCGGATCATGTTCCAGATTTCGCCTAGCGTGTTGGTGACAGGGGTTCCCGTCATGGAGAAGATGTTTTTCCCTCCCGTCTTGGCTTGGATCTGCCTTGCCCTCATGAAGAGCGCATAAGCCCGCTTGCTCATGCTTCCGTCAATTCCCTTGGCTGTAAGGTGGGTTGTGAACGGGATTTTCTTAAACTCATGCACCTCATCCACAATCAGGGAATCAACCCCTAGCTGCTGGAAGTTGAGAAGATCCTTTTCGGTATTCTTGCGGTCTTTTGCTTTATCAATCGCAGTCTCAAGCTTTTCAATCAGCTTAACGAGAGCCTTTACTGTCGGTGGTTTTTTTCTGTCGGCCTTGGCGTCAAACACGCTGTCGTATCCCGCTTCCTTCAGCGTGGCAAGGGCCTCGTCAATAAGGCTCTTGGATTGAGCGATTTCAACATCCGGATCGTCGGAGATTCCGCTAAAGGTGCTGTGTGCAATAACAACGGCGTCCCAATCGCCTGCCGCAATCCGCATTAGAAACTCCTTCTTTTTGGCTCCGGCCAACTCGTCCTTTCGTCCGATGAGAATGCGACTACTTGGTGCCATCTTCGCAATTTCCTTCGCGAAACCCTCCAGGGTGGCATTGTGAACGACGATCATGGGCTTTTTAGCCATTCCAAGCCGTCGCATTTCAAGAGCGATAGCTGTGCCAATGACAGTCTTCCCCCCTCCGACTCCGTGGGCAATCAGCCCGTACCCTTCCTGAATAGCCCGCCAAATTGTGTTTTTCTTGTCGGGGTAGATGCCGAAATCCTTGTTTGCCCAAGGAAGAGAGAGGAATTGGCCGTCATAAGTACGCTGAACGTGTGCGTTGACTTCCTCGTTGTAGATGTCGGTCAACTGGCTTGCGACTGCTTCATTCTCATTTGCCCATTTGACAAAGCGCTCGGTCAGCAACTTTGCCTTTTCACGGGCCGCTTGGGTTGCTGGCTCGTTGCGCTTTCCTCCGTCTTTTTTGGGGAAGTTGATGACAATCGGGTTGAAGTTCAGGAGTGAATCCATGACGTGTTCAATCCCTACGTCGTTGGTTTCAAAGTCCTTGTAAGCGACGCCAGATTTCCAAGTGCGCTTGTCTTTGACCATTGCCCAATCGCTACTTCCTGCCGCCGTTTTGTAGATGAACTTAAAGCCCTGAACTCCAAGCGATTCTAGGAACTGGGTATAAACCTCGGAAGGAATCCAGGTTGCTCCAACCTTAAATTTAATATCAGCGATCCCTACGCGCTGCGGTTGAACCCCCTCTAGGAGGTCAACATTGCGCTGATAAGCTGGCCCTGAAGCCCTTGCGATCTGTAGCTTTTTGCGAACATTGCCGGAGATGTATTGCTCCCGCGAGTAAAGCTGCCCTGTTGACGGGTCTTGGAATGCAATTCCCCTTTCAAGAAGGCCCTTTTCAACCTGCTCTTGGGTTTTGTCAATGAGTCCAGCAATGAACTGGGTATCAATCCGATTGCGCCACCCAAGGGAAATGCCGTAAGCATCCTCTATTGTGTCGGCTTTGGTTGGCTCGGATCGCGGCTCAAGTACCCGCTTGGAGAAAACATCGGCCTTCTTGTAGGCTTTCTTGGTCTTGCCCTTAACGATGTCGGTGATGTTTTGCAGGGAGGTTGCCTTTCTTTCCACCTCTAGCTCTGCGCCAAGGAGACGGAAAATGTCGGGATCGCCAGCAAAGAGGGATTTATTGAAGGAATCGTGGATGTAGGTTGACGTTCCCAGGGCTGAATTTGTGATCTTTCCTGTTCTGGTTTTCTTTGTAACCCGAATTTTGATAAACCTATCGTAAGCGGCATTTAGGGCCGCTCGGTTTTCCTCAATCTCTGCCTCTGTTGCTGTGTCTGAAAGCTCAAGGTCGTATTGCTTGTTGAGAGCGTCCCTAAGAGTAATGAACCCATCCACCCTTTGCGCGTTTTCGGGGGCATTTAGCGCTTCATCCGGCGCCTCTTGGCCTTGGAAGAAGTATTTCCCGTCCTTTTTGATGACGTTCCCGAATTTAAGTGTGCCGGTAGCGCCGGTTCTTACTGGGCCGGTCTCGTCCACCTTCCCCATGATGGACTTTGGAAGGGATGCAAGTTGCCTCATCATGGCAACGGAAGGCGGGTTGTTCAAATCCCCGTGTACGGTCATTTCCTTTTCATCCCCATACATTGACCCGTCATCGTCTAGGAGTCCGAAAATGTTACTTGGGTTGTTTGCGAAGTATTCATTGATACGGATCGGCTCGCCCTTCTGTGTTTTTGAGTCTCCGAGGTTCACCCATGACTGCCCATAAGGGAACGGCTTCCCGTCCTTCTTCCGCAAAATGATAACGTCCGTAACGACATCGGTTCCCGCGTTGTCCTTAAAAGCATCGTTTGGAAGCCTGTAGGCAGCAACTAAGTCGGCGCGCTCGGCAAGCCACTTGCGGATTTCGGGGTTTCCCTTGTCCATCGTAAAGGCGCTTGTGATAAACGCCATGACGCCACCTGGCTTTAGCTTTGTGAGGGTCTTCCCAAAGAAGTAATCATGCAGGTTCTTGGTAGGCCCGCCCATTGCCTCAAGCGCTGGGTCATTTACTGGGACGTTTGCAAAAGGAACATTGGAGATAGCAAGGTCAATAGAGTTGTCGGCTATGTCTGCCGTCTGGAATCCCGTGTTTTGAATGTCGGCCTCTGGGTAGAGGGCCTTGAGGATTTTGGAGGTGTATCGGTCGAGTTCTACGCCGAAAAGCCTACTCTTATCCGCAACCTCGGAAGGCATAAGGCCAAAGAAGTGGCCGATTCCTGCACCTGGCTCTAGGACATTGCCACCTTCAAACCCTAGCGCCCTTACCGCGTCCCACATTCCGGCGACGATTTCGGCGCTTGTGTAGTGGGCGTTGATCGTACTGCGCTTGGCTGCGTTGTATTCAGCGTCAGAGAGAAGCGACTTAATCTCATCGTGGGCCTCCCCCCATTGATTCTTCCAATTCTCAAGAGATTGGGCCTTGCTGCGGTTGCGTTCGGCGGTTGCGGCATAGTAGGCATTTTCGCCGTATCCCTCGTATCGCGTTGCCTCGGCGCGAAGGTTCTCGATTTCACCCCTGGCGACTTGTTCGGCCTTGTCGTCGTCAAAGGATTGGGACAAAGCGCCCCAGCCTGAGAACTTTACAAGCTCCTGCTTTTCTTCTGGTGTGGCAAGTCGCCCCTCAGACTCAAGGGCCTTAATGATGCGTATGGCGGCTAGGTTTGCCTTCAGCTTGCCCGTAACCCCCTTGGGGGCTAGCCTCTGATCCCGATTTAGGGAGATATTCCGCTCTGCGCTACCTTCTTCAGGTCTCTCAATGGCTACTCCTGTTCCTGCCTGAGAAATTGTTCGGCCTTTTCTTGCAGGTCGTCCGGCATCTGCTCCTCGTCCTGATCCTCCCACCCCTTCGGATACGGGAACAACTGCTGCATCGCCTCCACCTCGTCCATCTGCCCCTTCAATAGAAGTAACTGGATCGTTTTGCTGTCCAGCATCAGAAGGAAGCTCTGCTTCTGATTTAGCGCTTTCAAAATCTCGCTCGGCTGATTGCTGTCCAGCCATGAACGAAAACAACTCTCCCATTCCTCCGATTTGCGTAGGTTCTTCCGTTCCTGCGGGTTCAGGTCTCCGCGCATCAGTCTCGCCTCTTCGGGTGTTGGGTTGTTCATTGTTCTGGGCCTCTGTATTTACGTTCGTCTCATCGTTCTGGCCTGTCAAGCTTTCGGGAGTCGTTTCCGTCCCCCCTACAGAGAACAAGTCGGCGGTCGAATCGTCTTGGAATCTACTGCGTCGGGCCGCTGCCGCGTCTTGACTTTGGGCGCCTGCGGTCGTAACATTTGATCGTATGAGTGAAAAGCCCCTATCGGTTGCCGAACGCAAATCCTTGGTTGAGAAAGCCGCCAAGTTGGAAGGCGTTTCCATTGAAGACATTCCTGATGGGCTTTCCGATAACGCGCTTCGGGTGCTGGCTGGTAAGTCACCAACTCCATCCGAAAGGTATCTAGCCTCTGAGGACATGGAAGAGGTTAAGGAATACCTCGACTCTGCGCCCTGATTGTCTTTCTTGTAGGCGTATTTGTAAAGTTGGCGCATCCGGCCCTTTTTGCGGCGCAACACCTTCTGCATTAACGTAACCTGAGAATCCTTCATTGGATTCTTCTTGTCGCTTAACCGGCGCTCAATCTCACGAACAACGTCGTAGAGGTCGTGCGCCTCCTGTTTCACTTGAAGCATGGTGGGCTGAAGCATAAGGACTTCTTTGACCACGGAATCGCCGTCGCGAACAAACTTCATCGCAACGTCCTTGTAATCCCATTCAGGCATATCAAACCTGTTTGTGAAGTCGATTGCGCCGTTAGGGGAGTAAAGCTTATATCCGGCATTGAACATCGACTCAACGAAGCGCATGGCGTCTTTCACTACCCCTTCAGGATTGCGCTTGTCGCTTACTACAGTCGCCCGCAAGAGGTCGGACGGGATTGCTGCTTTTCTGCCAATCTTTGAAAGAGCCGTGTCCAGTTTTTTGACGGCGTATTTTGAGTATTGCGACTGGAACTTAACGCCTGAACCCCTGGCGGCTGCATCAATGTCGCGAAGGAATTTTGGGGCTTGGGATTGCGCCTGATTGTGTATTTCGGTAATGGCGGCTTTTAACTCTTCATCGTCTTTGAATGTGGCTTTTGCAGCGACGGCATTGCCATCAACTTCACCCTCACTCTCGACTTTGCCAACGATTCCCCTTCGCCGGTTGTTATTCTCGATTGCGATCTTGATTAAGTCGCTAACGCTCAAGGTCTCTCCAAAAATATCGGCCTCATCTGTTTGCTGATTTACGGCCAAGTTGATGTCTCGGAGTAGTGCCGCGAAATTCTCTTGGGTTACTGAAGCCGAAAGCTTTCCACCTGTCCCTGTTTTGACGTTATCCAGTAGGGCTTTTGCAATGGCCTGAACATCGGCGCCTGCTGCGCCCCTCCCGCCTGCCCCTTGGGTGAGCGCGTCGTTTTCCTGTTGGGCCGCAATCTTGAGAAGGGCTTGCTTTAGGGTGAGGGGGTTCTTGGGTCTTTCCAACTCGGAATTAACTCTTTCAAGGGCCGCCGCTAAGGAATCAGCGAGTTCAGGAGAGTTTTTCTGCCGGAGTTTCACGCCAAGTTCCGCGGTGCCGCCAATAAGCGCCCGCATGGTACTCCTCGCGGGATTGCTGGCTGTGTCGCCGCGAAGGTCGAAATATACCTCATTCAGCTTGTCGCTCTTTAAGCCGGACGCAATCACTAACTGTTGAACGTATTGCTGGCTCTGTACGGGGTCGCTGGCAGTAGCCTCCATGAGGTTCCTATCCAGCCCTAGTGACTTGTCGTTGATGAGCTTCCTTACAATTTGTTGCGCGTCGGAAGGATCGGTGTCCATCGTGAGCGTTGAAAGCGTACTTGGGGGGATCTTGATATTTGCGTCGATCTTTGCGCGCTGGGTAGTTCCCTGGATCTTCCCTTGTGAAGGGTTGAGCTTGTCCACCATCTGCTGATAGGCGCGGGCCTCTTCAGGGTTGCGAAGGTCGTAGTCACCCAAAAAGCGATAAACTCTGTGACCCTCTGGGACATTCTGAAGGCCGAACACTCCCGCGCTCTGCCGGAGTGAGTCTGAAAGCCTTGCCTGATCCTCTTGCGAGGAAAGGTTGATTCCCATTTCGCGGCCATTGCCGCCTGCTGTCTGGAATACGGTTTTTGTGTTTCCTTCCGCATCCGTGAAAGTGACGCGGGCAATCTGTGGGGGGCCTCCTGCGGCGCTCGGGCTGTTGTTAATGATTTCATCAGGAATTAGCGCTCCTGGCATTGCAATAGAGTTGACCTTTCCCTGCTCGGTTGCGTCGGTGTCGTAGGGGCGGGTATTTTCGCCCCCGTAATTTGGGTTCTTGGGGAAGAGCGCTGCCGGCGATCCGTCGCCAGAAGAAACTGGGGTGTGGCTCGTTTGGACAACGCCAGCCGGAAGAGTGACGTAACGCGAGGGGAGTTGCTCGTTATTGGCGGCAGTCACGATTGCGGGCCTCCCCTGATTCACCCCCTCCATCGTGGAGGCGTCAATCTGCGCGGCCTGCTCTTTGGCGTTGCCTTGGCGGGCCTTGGCTCGCTCTTGGGCGGCTTTCCTCTCCTCCTGCTCGGCTTTCAGGCGGTTGTTCTCCTGCCGCAACCGGACTGTTTCAGTTACGGACTCCGCGCCTGTGGTGGTTGCCGTTTCTGGCTGTTTTGCGGTGCTTTCGGGCTGTTTTTGACGATTTTCTGTCGATTCTTGCGTTTCGACGGCCTTGGCTTCGGGTTTAATACCCATAAGGGCCTGAATATCGGCATAGCGGGTTTCCATGGAGGAAACCATTTCGTCCAGCCCTGCGTCGTAATTTTTCGTGTTTCCGGCAACCTTCTTCAGAGCATCAAGCGCGCTCCGGAGGTATTTCATCATGGCCTCAAAAAAACCGTTTGCGTCGGCGCTCTCTGTCACCCTGCCTTCAACTCGCATCTGGGCAAGTTGACGGGCAAACTCATTCATGAAGTTGAAAGCGTTCTCTGGGCTGTTGGGGTCGGTCTGGTTAGAAAGGCGATCCAAGATCGAAACCGCATTGCCTGAAGCTTCATTTTCCCCGTCACCAATAGGCTGTCTGCTCTCTTCCCCGTAATAGTTGTTGTAAGCGCCGATAACCGCCTTAGATAACTCGATTCCGACAGGAGTCTTGCCGATATTGGCAAGATTGCCTCGCATATCTTCAAACCTCGATCTGGTCTCTTCGTGAACGAAGCTACTAAAGGTTCCCTTGCCCTCTTCGGTTTTTGCGTTCCATTGGTCGCGCAAATGGGAGAACCAGCCAAAGTGTAGCCCCTCCTCTCCAAACATTGAATGAAGGTACTCGGAGGCATTTCCCTCTGTAGTTTTGCCCATTCCGTTACTGGCGCTGGCGTTACGGGCCATCACAGCGGGGTTGTGCATGAAAATGATCCTTCCGTCATCCGTGAAGGTGACGAGCGCCCCTGAATTGCCGGCCTTGTCTTTTGGAACCTCTTCGACCTCTAGCCCTACTTCTTTTCCAGCCTCGCGAAAGCCCGATGCAATTCCTCTTGCTTCTCTAGCGATAACCGTAGGAACGGCGGGGTTGAGGCGGGTAGCGTTGATCTTCCGGCGCTGCTCGGATTGGGAATCACCGCTGGGAGCGAATGGGGAGGCGGCTCCTGTGCTATCTCCTTGGTTAGCTCCATCAGTTCCCACCGGAATCTCGCTTCCTTGTCCAATTCCTCCTGTTGTTCCTTGGTTACTACCTGGAGCATTCCCGATAGGTTGTTCACCCTCTCCTGTAGCTCCTGCCGTTGCAGGGCTTCCGTCAGTCGTTCCGGTTGTTCGTGCATTTTGGGCCTCCTGTTGGCTGTAAATCTCCTTCAGTCTTGCCGTTTCGTCTAGTGGGATAAGGTTTTCGCTGATGGGGGCGTTGTTTCCCATCCATGAAATCGCCTCGTCCGTGATAACCATCTGCCCCTGTTCCATACGGACAAGAGGAGGTAGGGTTTGCGTAACCGGCGCACCTGTCGCTGGGTCTGGAGTCGTCACATTGCGCGGCCTGAGTAACATTTCGCGCTCGCTGCCGGTCAAAAGATTCTGATCCAGCCCGCTAGCAATCTTGACTAGGCCGGTTGCCATTGAGCGATTTTCCGCGTTCGGCATTGCAAGGATCTCTTGTGCGGCCTGAACGGAAAGAATGGAGCGCTGCGAAGCCTCCTCTGCCATTCCCTGCATCTTATTCAGGAAATCAGCCCTTTCATTGATTGCTGATCCTAGCTGCTCAAGGGCAATTCCTTGAGCCTCGTAGTCAGTACCCTTAAAGAAACCCCCATCTACGCCTGCCTCGCTTGCTTTCTGGCGCGCCTCGGCCACTTTTGCATCCATGGCTGAAAGCTGGGTCTGCATATCTGCAATGGCCTTCCCTGAAAAAACTGGGGCGATTTGGCGAGCAAAGGCAATTTGTTCGGGCCGGACTGCCGGACTGCCTTCAGGGAGTTGACTCGTAACTGCCTCCGCTGCGCGCTGGTCTGCGGCGTATTGCTCCGGCTGCGGAACTCCTTGTTGGGCATCAATGGTTGGGAGGGAACGCCATTGGTTGCCAAGCTCCGAAATGCGGGCATTTGTTCCGCCGCTCTGGTCGTAAGAGGCAATCGCCTTATCAACCTGCGCGGAATACTCTGTTGCAGCCTTGCGCTGGCTTCGGATATTTGCCGCATTCATGCCGCCTGCCATAAGGAGACCCGTAAATCCTGCTATAGCTCCAGCTTCGGCGGCTTCTCCAAAGATTTTACCCCAATCGTCTTTTGTTAGTCCGGCTAGCTTGTCATAAACTCCCTGTGCTGCGTTTTGGAAGAACTCTTGACCGCCCTCTTCAACAAATTGCGCGCCGGTATTGACTAGGAATTTTTTAACTGAACCAGGAACGACTTTTTCAAGCCGTGCAAACATATTTCCGATTGGTATAGCTTCGGTTGCGTCAAGTCCTGCCTTTACTGCGGCTCGGGCATAGGCTTTTGCGCCCGTTGCCCCCATTTCCAAGGCTTCCCTATAGCCTGTTCCAAATCCTGAAAGAGCGCCGATGGATGCAATCGCTGTTTTAGTTGAGCCTCCCGCCATGTACGCAAAGGAAGATCCAGCGCCGCGCGCTAGTTGTGCCGTCACTGTGTCGGCCTTATCTCCCATCCACTCTGCTGTTTGCTCTCTTGCTCCCTTTGCGAACTGGGCAAGAGTTGTATCCTCAAGCTTCTGGCCGGTAGCCGCTGCCTGTATGGTGGCAAGGGTCTCTACGAAACCAAGGCCAACATCTTGAAGTCCAGCATACGGCGCAACGGCGACGGCACGAATGCGTCCCCCAAATTCATCCTTGAGTGCTTCTTTGAGCGCTTCTCCGTAAGATTGCGGCTTGCCTCCGCCTAATCCCTTGATGAATTGGGCCTGCTCGCCCCCTGCTTCTGATTTCTTGGCGTCGTACTCGGCAAGCGCGTTTTCCTTTTGATTCTGGAACTCTTCAACGAGGATCTTTTTCTCTTCGGCGGTTTTGCTTCCCCAGTCTTCGGGAATCTCCATCTTTTTCCGCATGATTTCATTTCGCTCGTCGATGATCTGCCGCTGATACGGCATAATCCCGCTTTTCAGGTCGCTCCTCCTCTGCGAAAGGCTACCGGCTTGGCCTTGTGGCGTCGCGCCAGCCGGTGATGCAGGCTGTGATCCGCCTGTCTGCGGGGTGGCGGCGGCAGTCTGCGTTAAATCCCTGTTGTCCTTAAAGGAAAGCTGCATATCGGGGCCTACCGATACGTCAATGGAGCGCGTCCCCTGCTTTGGGGTCGTTGATTGCGCGGGGGAATTGATGGCCTGAACCGCCGCGTTCCTAACTTGAAGCATGGCGTTGGCGTTTGCGCCTGCAACCTGCATCTGCTTGGCAAGATCCTCTAGCCTTGACCGGCTTGCGCTCGCCTCTTCGCTGTTAGTGAAAATCCCCTTTTTTAGGCGCTCGCTCTCGGCGGTATATTGGCGCTGTATTTCGTCAAATACGCCCTTTTTCTCCATGAATGACTTATCCATGCCCGCCAGGTCTTCCCTAGTCGGTGCATCGGCGGCAAATGATCGCGCCGCTGCCTCTGAAGCGGTCTGCATGACCATCCGCTGTTGCTCATGATTGCTTTTATCAAGCCCAACCTCCTGCCGCTTCTTGGCAATGGCGGAAATCATAGGATCGGCGTCGATCTCTTCAGGCGCTTTGCCTGCTTTAATGAGCATTTCGCGGCGTTTTGCCTCTGCTGCCTCGTAACCTGAAAGCTGATTGGTGGCTTTTAGAATGTCGCCTTCCGTTTTTACACGCTTACTCTCGGCATCTGCCGCAATTTGCCGCTGCGCGGCCTCCTCGCGCTGTTTTTCAAGCGCGGCAAGCTGTGCTTGCGTCTTGTCGGCTTGGGATTTTGCTACAACGGCATCCGCTGTTGGCTTGGCCCCCATATTGAAGAACCAGCTACCTCCTTCGGTCTTCCCCGCGCGCTCGTTTTGCTGGTCGAGTTGCGTATTTTGCTCGGTAATTGCTTTTGAAAGGTCTTCCGACTCGGCTTTTGATGAAGCTGCGGCAAGGGAAGCCTTCGCCTCGATGTCGCTTATTCCCTCGTTTGCTGATTTCCGCATGGCATCCTCGCCATGCTTAGCAACCTTCACCGCCGCATCCCTGATTGCTGGGTCGATATTTTGGCTATCCTTCAGGTCGTAGGCGCTGGCAATGGGTGACCAAGGCTGATATTTGTTCTGCTTGTAGAGCATTCCAGGGTCATTGTCGGCTCCTCCAATGGGAGCGCCGGCATCCGGATCGCTCATTTTCACTACTCCCGTCTTATCTACCTGAGTCCGAACGGGTCGCCCTTCGGGAGTGTAGTCAACCTTGTCACTTTCATGAAAAACAGGATTGCCGGCCTCGTCTGCATCCGGCATCACGCGGCCAAACTCATCTGTGTGAAACTTCTGACCGGTGGCCCTCATCCGTCGCTCTAGCTCATGGCTTGCGCTAGACTTGGCAAACCTCTCATCCTCCCTCCTGCGGCGCTCATCTAGCGCTGACGCTTTGGAATCAAGTCCAGACATTGCAACTGCCCGATTCTGGTCGTAGTCAAGCCCCCCAAGGTCTGCGGCAAAGGTGGGCTTATTATCTGGGTTGAGAGGATCAGCCATATTTATTTTTTTGGTTTCTTTTTACCCTTCGTGGCTGGGATTTTCTTAACTGAAGATGGGGTGGCCGGCATTGGCGTTTCGATTGGGGCCGCAAATGCGGCGGCTCCTGAAGTGGATGGCGCTTCGCTCATATATCCGCGTCCTGCTTGGCAACTTCAGGGCCTTTGTATTTTGCGGAGATAATCTGACGATTCTTCTTCTGTTCATCGGTAAGAAGCGGGCTTCTCGACCTGCCTCCTTGGGGGATGTTTCCGATTTTTCCTCCCTTTCCATAGACAAGCTTTTGCATAACTCCGTCTTTCTGCGCCATTACAGGTACGGTTTTCCCGTTGACATCAATGCCGGCGATCTTGTCGCCCTTGGAAACCGGCTCGCCTTCTTTTTTGTAAAGCTGTGGGTTCATATTTCTGGAACTGGGGTGGGGCCTTGGTAGCTAGAAGCGATTCTCTTTTTCCCCTTCTTCTCCTCAAGCGGGAGTTGCGGTGTCTGGCGATCTTGACGATCTGCATCCGCGTTGGAGGCCAGAGTGTTGCTTGTCCTTGCGGCAAGCGGGTTTGGCTCATCTGTTCCCTGTCCTGAATTGAGCATAGCGGTAACGGGGCTTTCTGGCCTGACGCCCCCCTTCTGATACCTGTCAACATTCGCATTAAAGGCGGCTACGCTGGCATCGGCATCGGTTTTTGCCTGCGCGATAGCCTCTTTTCCTGGCATTCCGTTAATTGTTCCTGGCTGGCTTCCGGCAACCGTATTTGGAGTCGTGTATCCTGGGACATTATTCGCCCCGCCTTGGATTTGATACTGACCAACTCCTCCTGAAGGGCTTGGCTTGTATGCCACAAATACCTTTTGGTCATTCGTGCGCTGTGCCGGATTGTTCTTGGTGGCGCCTCGCTCCTGCATGGCATTGAAAGCTTCGCCCGACATTACAAAGCTGCGCTCCTTACCTGGAACAAGGTCGCTGCCTTGAAATTCCGGATCATTCCGGCTCGCGTCTCTAGCTGCCGCGTTTTGACTTTGCGAGGCGGCAACTACTGTTGCCTGATCCGCGGTAGGGGAAGCGGGCTTGTACCTAGTCGTGGTAACGTCGCCGCCGCTTCCGGTGTAAGTCGTGGCACCCGTCACCCTGCCAATCATGGGATTAGCCCCCTGTCCTCGGGCATTCCGCTCATCCGCTCTTGCCTGAAGTATGGCGCGGTTCTGCGCTTTTTCTTCCGGCGTGTTGCCTGCGGTTAGTCCGGCTGCTTCCCTGCGTTCTTGAATATCTACCTCGTCGTTTCGGTACATCAGGGCTTTGTTAGCCCTATCCTGATCTGTTTCTCCTGGCGGTCGGTAATTACCGCTTTGGCTTCTCCGAAACTTCTCCAATCGGTCTGTATTTACCTGCTCCGACTTTTCAAGATTCCCCTTCCCTGCCTGCTCGTTGGCAAAATCCGCTTTCTGGCTTTCGTGCATCACGTTATCCCAGTATTTCGCATGGTGCGCCGTGCGCTCTGCGAGAAGCGCCTGAACCGCCGCCTCGTTTCCGTTGCGACTAAGCCCCCTCACTTTTCGCTGATATTCACGATCTCCGGCGAGGGATTGCGCGACATATAGCTCCTTGGCGCTTGTAGGGCGCGAAGACGGGCCGGCGTACATCTTGGCAGCTTCATCGGGCGTAACTGCGCGCTGTTTCCTTTCGGTTGTGGGAGTTAATGATTCATTTTTGGGCCTTTTATCCATCTTGTCGAATCCCTCCTTATCCAAGGAAGAGGGCTGAAAAACAGTTGATGGGGTTTCGCTCATAGATGCACCGACAATATGAGGGCGCACACAGAAAACAAGTGTTTTTTCTAGGTATATTGCCTGACTCGGGAAGGAACACCAATCGGCGCTCTCATGGCCTCTATCAAGTCCCTTGGAACACTTCTTACAACCTGCTTTTCCCGCAACGTGGTTGCCCCGCTCATGCAGAAAAGGCCGATTGCCAGCGACATTACGTCATCATCATGCTTCCCTGGCAAAGCTTCTGCCTTGCCTCTGTCATTTACGATAAATGCCCGCATCTGCGACAAAATCGACGGGCAATAAATATCCAACTCCCCTTCCCTGATGGATGCGGCAAGCCTTTCGATAAGCATAGAGCGGTTCCCTGTCCTCCCTGCCCCGTCGCTCGTCTGCCATCCAAGCTTTTCTGTCGTCCTATTGCTCAACTGGTCAAAGGCCTGCCTCCTGTAAATGGAGACGGCTGGGTACTGCCTCAAAAGCTCAATCAGCGCCAACCCTGGGCCGTTCACTTCCGGCACAACCAAGCAATTCCCGTAATGCGACGACAACCTAACTACAAAATCCGCTAAAACATCCAAGTCAAACCGCGCCGGTGATGAAATCCGCGCGACAACTGCCGCCTTCCTCTCAACTCCTCCGCTGACATAGGGCGCGCGCAAAATCATGGCGCTGTGGCAATCCGGATCTTTACCGCTCGCCTGCGATCCCGTCATTACGTCCACCGGCATAATGTAGGAGCATCCTTCCTTGGGCTGCTCCCAGATTGTGAACACCGATTCATTTTTATCCGTGTTCCTCCATACAACCTCCCCGCCCTGCTGAACGTCCAAGATTCCAGTCGCCGGCATTGCCGCCTTCACCTGCTTCCCGATGTTTGCCATCCCCTGCCCGTCAAACCGGAGTCTTCCGCTAGATAGCCAGCAATCCTCTTCGTTGCTAGGATACTCCTGATCGAAAAGCCGCGCCTCCCCTTGGCACTCGGTTGCAATCGTCCTGCGCCGGTAGGCAATATGACCAAGGCGCAATGAGTAGCGCGCCATAATCTCCTTCTCCTCTAGCGTCAGCGATTCCTCCAAGTTGGAGGCGGCAGGGGGGTCTAGCTTGTCCTCGGAATCCGAAAACTCATACCAAGGGGAAAAAATCCGTACATACCCGTTGCTCGGCTTGCCAGCCATGAAGTCATCTAGGCTTATGGCCTGCGCGTACCTCTCATAGAAAGCTCCCGCTGCCCCGTTCGGTGTCGATTCCATGAGGACAAGCGTATCCGCGAGCCAGGGAACGCAGTTAAGCAATCCATTCAGGATTACATCGGCGCTCCTAGCTCCGTCGTTCTGCCAATGCGCCACTTCGGAAAGCACCATCACTTGAAAGGTTCCCGATCTGCCTGGATCACTCGCGCCCGCTGTCTCGCTTACAATGCGACTCCCATGCGACCAATTTCCTCCCTCTGCCAGCACCTTGCCATTATTCCCCCAAGGAAACTTGTCGCTGTCATTGTACCTTCGCACCATCGAAAGAAGGTTTTGTGTCGTCTTATCCTTGTTGCCAACAAAACACGCCGCTGCCCTGAAGTTCCTCAAATGGGTATAGGAGAGCGCCGTGGATATTGTGGAAGATCCCTTTTGGCGAGGCTTCAAACAAATCAGGCGACACGGGACTCCCATCTTTCTCGCGTGAAGGTAAGCCATGACAATCTTCCGCTGATACTCGTTCGCGCGGGGGGCTACAATCTGGCCGGACTTGTCCAGAATCTTGCCGAACACTTCAAACCACATCGTCGGGGTTGATCGCACCATCAGCGTAATGTCGGATGGAGTGAGTGAGGCCAAAGAAGGAGACGGCGGGGGGGTCGTGTTGGATTTGGCTGTATCCTGTATGATCGGCGGCGGCAAAGTTGGAGACGGCGGGGGGGTTCCGTCGTCGCCCGCGCCGTCGCCCGCTCCCGATCCGACGCGCGCTGCGCCCCTGGGTCTGCCGGCCTTCCGTTTTGGTTTATCGCTACTGGCTGTCATTCGCGTCTGTTGGTGGTTGGTATAGGCTGATAACTACAGATAACACACATTATGAATAGTTGCGGGCCTTGATTATCAACGACTTATGAAACCCCTGAATAGCTGATAAAATCCCGAAAAGTTAAGTAATTCATTCATAGGTACTTACGCATCATGGTGGGGCGCTGTCCCATTTTCAAGCATGGGCGACAATAGCCCTGACTCTATAAGCCGCATCGCCTCTGGGCTATGGGTGGCTGCGGCTATCGCCTCCCTCAAGCTCTC